GCTTCGTGCGTCTCATTGAGCGCCATGATTAGTTGGCCTCCGTCAGCATCGCGCGCACCGTCTCGCTCATCCCCGCCGGATACAACGCCCCATACCGAACCACATGCGCCGGCTCAGCCTCATATCGCCAGCCCCCATACGTGTTCTCCGCCCAAGCGCCACGCCGGTAGATCCCGCCGTCGACCGTGAACACGTACTGCCAAAACTCGTCATGCCCAACTTCCCAGCCCGTAATCCCGTCTCGCCCTTGATTCATCGTCATCACATTCCCCTTGATAAGCCCAGATGACTCACTCATCAGGCATACATACATTGAAACATGCGACGTATGTAGATGTCAACACGAAAAGACGTCCCGAATGAAAAAAAACTTGCGCCCCTGTGTAGAATGTGGACGTGGATACGGCCGAGCCCGGTAATTCTCACGAACCGCTCAACCCCGGACGCGGCCGGCAAGCCGCCACGCCTCGACCTAAAGGCAAACGCGCCGATATCCGCGAAATCGTCACCGTCCTCGACCTCGCGACCAAAGGCGTCACCCAAACGGAAATCGCGCGTATCACCGGACTTCGTCAGCAAGCCGTCTCAGATATCTGCCAACGCCACGAACCAACCACCAATACCGCGCTCGGTGTGTTGAAAGCCAACGCGCACCAAGCCGCCATCGATTGGGTGGGTTCATTTGCACACGCGCGTAAAAGAGGAGAGCATCGCCCAATGCGCGATGCTCTCATCGCCGTTGGGGTTGTCGCACCAGACCCGCTCAACGTGGGAATTCAGGTCGTGATTGGGGCTGGTGACGTATCGATACTCCCGAGTTCCTTGCCTAATACTCCGAATACTCCCCCAACCGAGCACCATAACCCCACGCTCGCACTGCCTCTCCCTCACGAACCCATATAGCACAAGGGTTTCCACGAGAGTGGACAAGGAAACACAACCTACCGTATCGGACGTGTAACGCGCCTTCGTGTATACTCTGTGAGTTCTTGCGCGTGAGCGTTTGAGTAGCGCCGCAGAGTATCGAGCACGCCGGCCGCCAGGCGGCGGACGACGTGCCGCCGGGACCCGCTGGGCCCCGGCCATGGCACGTGCAGCTGTGTGGCGAGGTTGGTTCTCAGGCGTGAGTGTGTGTGTGGCGGACGCTCTCCTAAGCGTGTAAGGAAGGCGTGGGTGGGGTGGGGTTTTTCTAAATACTGGAGTTGGCCGATGGGGTGGAAGGGGATTGATACGTTGGCGGTGGTGCAGGACTATGCGTTGGGGCGGAGCATGCGGGCGGTGGCCTTGGCGCATGGGTGCACGGCGGGGTATGTATCTCGATTGGTGAAGGCGGCTGGGGTGGGGGCACGGTCTCGGACGCGGGAGGCGGCGGTCCGGCCGCCGTGTCGGCGGTGTGGGAAGCCGGCGCGTGAGCGGTATTGTTCACCGGGGTGTTACTACGCGTCGATTTACAATCCGTCGTATGTGCAATGGCGTCAGGGGCAGCGTGTGGCGAGGGCGACGGTGGTGGCGTCGGGGTTTCCGTTGACGGCTGAGCAGGTGGTGCACCATGCGGACGGGGATGATCGGAACAATCGGCTGGAGAATTTGTGGGTGTTTGCGACACGTGGGCATCACATGTCATTTCACCGATTGGGGAGGGAGATGATTGAGCGTCGGGCGGTATGGAAGGGTGGGGTGGTGGTGCCGGAATGAGGGGGGTGTCACGGAACGGAGAAGAAGAAGAAGAAGAAGACGTGACGCGTCCCGAGTTGCCGCGCGCTGACGCACGCGTCTCTTGTCCGCGTCACGCCTGGTGCGTGTGCCGGCGCCCGACGGCCGGCACCCTTTGGTTGGGAGAGGCACCTGGGGGTGGGCAGGACCGGGGCGGTAACTTGGGCGCGCCGCCCCAAGGCCCGGGGGCGTGGTCGTGACGCGTCATTGGCCCTGACGGGCGCATGGACGCGTCTAGATGTTCTTCGAAGATCTGGATCTTGTGAGGAGGGTCTTTACATCGCGCTGGGCGCTAGGCTAGCACGTTAATTGGGGAGTGTCAAAGCGTTGACGCTTAGGTGTTGTCGTCTTTTGTGTCCCCTCTCGCGCCGAATTCTTGGAGTTGTTGGCGTGTGGGTTTGGTGAGGCCTTGGATATAGGCGGCTTTGAGGTCTTCGCAGTGCTGGCGCGCCTCGTCGCGCTCGGCGGTCAGCGTGGCGATCTGCTGCTCAATCGTCTCGCTATAACTCACCGCCGTGATCGGATGCCCGCAGTAGGGGCAAAAGGCAACGTGGTTATCGATCGGTCCACCGTCGAAAAACTGGAACGGGCCATGATTGGAGCAGATGGATTCCCACAATCCATCCATGTCCTCTGTCCAGACGCAAGGCTGCTGCCCCTTGTCCAACTCCTCGCGCTGCTCGGCGGCGGCAAGTAATAAACCAGCATTTTCCCTCTGAATCACATTTATTGGAGATTCATGGAAATACAATTGCTGCCGACCAAGACGGCTTGATAGTTCTGCGCGTTCGGCCTCTTTATGAGCCGCCTCCCGAAACGCCTGCGCCGTCACGTCCGTCATCGCTTCGCCTCATTCGGTCCACGGCTCAGCGCACGATTGCAGAGAATGACGAGGGCTTTCCGGTAGTCGGATGCGCTCGCGTGTGGATCAGACTGCGCCGTCATGGCATCCACGGCGATGCTGTGCAAGATGTCGTGTAGAAGCTCCACTTGCTCGCGCTGCTCGGCGGCGGCGAGGAGCAACGTACGCAACTTGGGTACGGTTCTGGCGTTCTCTGCCGCCTCCCGAAATGCCTGCGCCGTCACGTCCGTCATCGCTCGCTCTTGTTCTCTCTATGCAGGTGCGTGAGGCCGGCGGTGATCGCCGCGTCGGTGTGCGCGCCCATTGCCTGGAGGTGATCGGCCACCAGCGCGAGTTGCTCCGCGACCAGATGCAGGCGCAGGCTCGTGTCACCGAGTCCGCGCGTCGTGTCGGCCAGGTGTTGCAGCATCACTTCGATATCGGCCTGCGTCATGGCATCTTCTTCGTTGTGGCCACGGTGGCTTTGCCGCCGGTCGTGCCGACCGCATCAATAGAGGTCCGCCTGATCTCGTCACGGAGCCGGTACAGATCCGCGATCTCCTGGCCGAGCGCGGCCAACTCGGCTTCGCGCCGCGCGATCTTCGCCTCAATGGCCTCGTCGTCGTTCCTCATGGCCGTCTCAACAGCAACTGCACCACGACGCCGAGAATGAGCGCGAGGAACGTCCACGTAATGCCAAACATCCACTTCAACCCGCTCACGGCTTCCCGCACCGTCGCCAATTCCTCGCGCACGGCCCCGAGTTGCGCGGCCGTGGCGAGGGTGGACGTGTCGAGGATGGCCGCCTGCTCGGCGTCCGCGTCGGTCGCGCCGAGTTTTGTGAGCACGCGATAGAGCGTCAGGTTATTCGTCGTCATTCTCCCGCATGATAACGAACCGGCCTCCGGGCTGTCGCTGTCAAAGTCTTGACAGGTGAGGGTACACTGTGCTGCGTGGGTGGCACCGGGTCCGGTCGTCATAAGAAAGGATGGAAGCCGCCGCTTCCACCCCCGCCGGCTGTGCCCGTCCCGGCGCTCCCGCCTGCCCCCGTCGTCGCCAATCCGCTCGCCCGCCACCCGCACGCCAAATGCTGCTGGTGCGGCCAGCACTTCAAACAAATTCCCTCGGGCCAATGGGAATGCCCGACGGAACGTTGTGCCAAACAGCAGTACGCCTGGGGGATTGCCATCAATCAGGGCGGCGTCCTGCGCCAGGTCTTTCTCCCCACGCCGCGCCAGGTCGACTTCTTCCGCGCGCAACGCCAATTTGTCCGCACCCTCTATGGCGGTGCCGCAGGAGGAGCCAAAAGCCACGTGCTGCGCTGGGGTCTGTACCGTGTGTGCATGTCCGTCAAACGCCTGTCGGCCATCATCATCCGCGCCAACTACAAAGACCTCGAGGAAACCCACCTGCTCCACCTCGAACGAGACGCGCCGCTCTTTGGCGCCAAATACAACCGCGGGGAGAGACGCATGTACTTCCCGCAAACTGGCAGCACGATTGTCGGCGGCCACATGGACGACAAAGTCGCCAAAGAAGGCTACCTCTCCCGCGAATACGACGTCATCGTCCCCGACGAACTCGTCACCTATGACGAAACCGACATGATCGAACTGTTCTCGAGAGCGCGCACATCCAACCCCGACGTCGTCGCCAAACTCGGCGGGCCGAAAGTCTGGGCGGCATCGAACCCGGGGCCGCGCGGCGCGCTCTGGGTCCGCGACTTCTTCATCACCAAACAGCCGTCCGTCGACAAATATCCGAAATACAAACCCGAGTGGCACACGTTCGTGCAAGCGAAGGTCGACGACAACCCCTATATCGACCTCACCTACCGCGACAACCTCGACCAGATGCCGGAACCGCGCCGCAGCCAGCTTCTCGAAGGCGACTGGTCCGTCTTTGAAGGCGCGTTCTTCTCGTTCAAGACGTTCTGGAACGGCAAACCGTGGCACGTCACGGAAAAATACGTTCCCCCCGGCACCGAATGGATCGCGGCCATGGACTGGGGGTTTAACCAACCGTACTGCGTGGGCTGGTTCGCGTGTCTCCCTGATGGCCACATCCATATGGCGCGTGAACTCAAAGGCACCCAAACCACGCCGGACGTCGTCGCGGCGAAGATGATCGACACCACACGCCGACTCGTCGGGACGGGCCGCTTGCGCTACTGCGCGGCGGATCCGAGCATGTGGAACAAAACCGGCCAGGATCACGGCAAGGCCATTGTCGAAACCTTCCGGAGTGCCGGTCTGCCCATGCGGAAGGCCGATAACCAGCGCGGTAAAAACGGGTGGGCGAACGTGCATGACCTGTTGCGCGCGGCCCCCGACGGCACGCCGTGGCTCACCTTTGATCCCAGTTGCCAGTACGTCATTCGCACGCTGCCGATCCAGGAACAGTCGCCGCACGACGCCGACGACGTGAACACCGACGGCGACGATCATGGGGCCGACATGGTCAGGTATATGAGCCTCAGTCGTCCCTCCCCGACGCGTCACACCAGAGACGATCGTCCCGTCAAGGGGTCTGTTGCCTGGGACATTCAGCAATTACGCGAAGCATCGACGAGGCACGGCTATGCCTAATGCGGAATGTGTTGTCGATGCACCATCGAGTGGCAATTCGGGCAGAGCACGGCGAGATTCTCTCGCGTGTTGTTCTCACGGTTGTGATCTTTATGATGGACGCCGAGAATTTCTGGCATCGCATCAAAGCCGCACGATTCACATTTCGTCAGGGCGCCGCGTGTGGCGAGCTGCTTTCGGACGGTGGTGAAATGCGGATCCCAAAGGAGATGCGCCGCTTTGTTGTTGCACGCTCGACTGCAATAGATCCGTGGATGGCTCGGAGAAGACCGCACCGGTTTCTGACAATGCCGACAACTCGTCAGCACGGTGCCACGACCGACCAAGGCCTTGTAATAACATCGCCGCGAACAGTATTTGGCCGTTTTCGCGCGAAACGCAATGACCGTGAACGGGGTGGAACAGATGCGGCAACGAACCGTGACGCCATTATGAGCCGCGTGCCATCGATACCCGCATCGACGCGAGCAAAACCGAAACGTCTGACGACGATATTTGGGAATGTGAACTGATTGTCCGCAGTATAGACACGACATTACTTGAGGAGAGACTTCCATGCCGCTCAAACGTGGTGCTTCGAAAGCCGCCATTTCTACCAATATATCGCGACTGCGTGGTGAGGGCCGTCCCCAACGTCAGGCCATTGCGATTGCGCTGTCGAAGGCCGGCAAGTCGAACAAAAAGTAGGGAGCCATGGGTCCAGCCTTTGACGATCCCGCACAGCCCGGTGTGACAGACCAGGTCATACCTGACCTGCCGCCGGAATTTGCACCGAACCCGAACGTCCTGCCGCTGCCACCAGACGGCATCGGCTCGCTCACCTTCTGGCGCGGGGAAATTGCCGCCGCCAGAGACGAAATTCGGAAAGAACTCACCGACTGGCGCGAAAACCTCAAGCGCTATATGGGCGGCTATCACCACGCCCACGGCTTCGACCTGCGCGATACGACCCAAGTCAATATCGACTACGAGAAAACCGAACAGAAGAAAGCGCAGCTCTTCTATAAGGTCCCCGAAGTCGTCCTGTCCCCGCGCAACCCCGAAAGTGCCGCGGCCGTCCCCGTCTTCAACGCCGTGCTCAACCAGAAACTCGGCCCCGACGACACCGACGCGCTCAGTGCGGTCGACGAATGCCTCTCTGACGTCATCTGCCCCGCCGGTATCGCCTGGGTCAAGGTCGGCTACACGGCCTCCGTCACGCCGCCGACCGAAATGGGCCAGCCGCCGACCGTGTCTCACAGTTGCTACTATATTGAGCGCGGGAGCCCCGCCAAGCTGCTGGTCCCGAGCGGCTTCATCCGCTCCAACTACCAGCAGGCGGATTGGCTCGGCTTCCGCTCATTCGTCGGCGACGAAGAACTGGCCACGCTCTCTGACGTCCACCCGCCGGCCACCGACCAGGGCAGCCGCTACGACGAAGACCTGCTCTGTGACACCAACCAACGGCATGTCGGCCGTCCCGGCAAAGCCGTCACCGAAATTTGGTACTGGGCCTACCGCTGCGACCCGACCGTCACCGACCGGCGCATCGTTCGGCACC